AAAAGTATCCTTTGAGACATTGGTTTTACCGCCATACTTAAAATAATCATAACTATCAGAGGTAAAATGTAATTTGATTGCATTGAATAAAGCAAAGGCTGAGAAGCCTGACCCTTCCTCAAAAGTAAAACTCATAACACCAGTTCATTTAATATACGCTTAACGCCAATTGTACCCTTGATAAAGGTATTGAAAGATAAACTAATTCTAGGTTTATCTGATTTATTTGGCGGAACAGAATGTCTCATGTTTGATGAAAAAACAATTATATCACCTTTATCAACTTCAATACAATATTCTTTTGAATTGTAATAATTTGTTGATTTATTTTCTATACCATAAATTTCATATTCTTCATTATGAAAGATTGTAAAATTTGAAATATTATCCACATCAAAATAAAAAACACCAGATAATACACTATTTGAATGTGTATGTACATTGTGAAATTTATCCTTGTCAGCAACATTCATCCAAGATTGTGTAATATACAAACTGAATCCATCAACTGGATTAATGATATTTTCAACATATTCGTCAATTACTGATTGTATATCTTCTTTCAGATTTGCAAGAACAGGATTCTCCAGAATATAGGTATCATTGCTTGTGTAATTACCCAAATTGAAAAATGTATTTTCTCTTTCACAGTTTTTCAGAATAAAATCATTTTCTTCTTTTGTTAGGTCTCTACCAATATTTCTGTGATATACTGGTTTAGCAAACAAATGAAATATGTTATTGTCATACATAATATAATTCCTTACAGTGGCAATTTAGAACTTTTCTTCATTAAGTTTAAATCTTCGGCTTCTTCTCTAATCTTGGCTTTCAATGCCGGAGATATAAGAGAAGATGCCACATCAATTTCCATTCCTGTAGTTTCACAGTGATGCACAATAGCATCCATATGTGATGTACCAAGTGCATATGACAATTCACCTATCATATCACTAAATTCACTAATCTCATTCTTTGTCGGCATATCAGGCTCTTGTGTAAAATAAATGGTTACCAATCTTAGCAACATACTTCAATTTCCATGCCGGATTTACCGATGTATTATGATAGTACATTGCTTGCGTTTTGTAGATTGTATCATGTAACTTTGCCTGTGTCAAGGCCTTCCTTGCAACGATTAGGCATTCTTCCCATGCATACTTATTTTTGATTTCATTTACTTTTAAACCAACCCAACTGAATTGGTATGTGCTACCTGTTTTCTGGTATACCACATCACAGATATTTGCGGGGAATTTGGAACTATTTGCACGGTTCATGGTGACCTGTGCTACAGCTAGTTTGCCTTCAAACGACTCTTTTGCAGCTTCATAGTAGAGGTTTTTGGCCATGCAAAGAACTTGCTTGCCAATATCTTGTGCTAGTATTTGTTCATACGAGAATGTTTGTTCTTGTGCCGAAATTGGCAGAATCATTGTGATAGAAATAACAATAGATGACAATAACTTCATCTGTACTCCTTGTGTGTGATAAAAAGGGGGGCGAACCCCCTTTGAACCCTCAGGCAGTTTTTCTGGTGACCTTGACTTCAGGTGCTACAGGTGTATTAGACACAAATCCATTCAAGGTCATAGCCTTGTTGATAATGTCTTGTTCTGAGGGGATTGTTGGCAGTGCCGGATGTTCAGGTGGTGTTTCACCCTTAGACCTTGCCGATTCGCATTGCATGTGCCAGCCTTGAGATATGCGGTCACGCTCTGCGTTGTATGAATCATATAACATATCTCTTGCCATCTTTAAAAGCTCAAGACGTATTTCAAATGGTGTCATGTTTGACATAGTTTTCTCCTTGTGTGTGTTAAGTGTAGCGGTGGTTTTTTAAATGGGCCCCACCGAACCCATATACTTATTTATCCAATTAGAAACTACGTGTGTAGTAGATTCCTTTTGTATTGTACTCAGATGATACTGAATCATTACGGCGTTCCAATTTGTATGCAACGCTGATGTTATCATTCTTGGTGATGTTGTAACCAAGAGCGATTGTTTGTTCATCAGTGTTATATGCGTTGGTGTCGCTTTCTGCCCAATCAGAACGGCGGCGATAACCATAACGTACACCGAAATCACCCATCTTAGCTTTAACACCGGCTTCTGCTACCCAAATGTTGAAGTCAATTGTTGATTTGTTTTTATGACCAACTGCACCTGCAACATATGGTGTGAACATAGTGCCTGTTGCGATATCATAACTAACTTTAATTTGTGCAAGACCTTCTTGTTTTTGTGAAGTGCTTTCAACACGTTCATCTTCCATACGTGCTTCAACAGTAAAACCATTGTCAAACTTCTGACCAACGTTCAAACCATAAACATAGTTTGTTTGTGAAGCATTTTGTTTGTCTTTTACATCATAAGTGATGGCGGCATAAGGACCTGCTGCTGATGCGATACCGAATACAGAGGCTAGGATTGTTGCTAGAACTACTTTTTTCAATTAAAACTCCTTGTTGTTAATAAAATGATGGGTTTCTTTTTAGAGTAAACCCACCAAAACTCTTTAACGGTTAGCGATGTACATAGTGATTTCAAACCCATATCTCATATCGCTTGCTTGTGGTGTAGACCATTTCATATTAGTTCTCCTATAATGTCACAACGAATTGTTGCAACTGGATTATATATGGACAGATATGAGAATGTCAAGCAGAGATAATCATGAATCTACACCAGTGTTAATACTGTAGTAGTTTAATTCTGTTACGAGGATAAACTACCAAAAACCCTAAGCAGTGTTTAGGCTGCTAATGCGTACTCATAAGAGCTATCGTTTGCATTTACGTTTGTTTTAGTTTTTACACCTACTCTGGTGAGTTGTCCACTTCTGTACTATTTGCCCTGTCGAAACTATGCACCCCCATCAAAAGAACTCTTTAGTATAGTCTATAGCACTTGTCTGTCTCTATACAGGATGAAGAATTCTTTTGGTGGAGGTGGGGGGATTTGCACCCCCGTCCAGAACACATTTCAAGTTGCTTCATACAACCATAACTTCACATTATACATTAAATTATATAGTTTGTCAATTGTTTGGTGAGGTATTGCCGGTATTTGCTTGGATGATATAATTTGGTATATCACCATCATTCAATAAGGTAACAACAGGTTTTTGTGATATTACATAGTCCCATTTATTCAAAGTATGATTCCAAACAGGCAAATGGTCTTGCATAGGTGCAGGTTCTTCAGCATCAACACTTAATGCTGGCATCAAATAAATTCCAGGTTCAAGTGGTGATTCTTGTGCTGTTGTCATTCCTTGGAAATAACCATCAGCATCAAGTTGTGCAACCATTTTTACATTAGCCATTTAAAACTCCTTAATACTTAATACACGTTAATAATGCCACATTACGAGGACGTACTTTATATCGGCTTACAGTACGACTAGCGCCAGTTTGAATAGTTGATGATGATCCACTAAATTGTGTGTAGTAAGGTCCATCATTATTATCAAAACCCACATCAACTCGTTGTGGAGCTTGGTTATCAGTTCCGTAAGCATTTTGTCGTGAACCTATTGTACGACCAGAATCTATACCCCTAGAATTATCCCATCCACGCAAAAATTCTCCACGCATTTCAGGAACATTAAAAGTGGTTGAACCATCACCAGTACCATATACTGTACCAATAGCTGCAAATAAATCCGAATAAGTTGTTCTAGATACAGCAGCACCATTACATTGTAACCAACCTGTTGGTGCTGATGATGCACAAAAACTGGAAATCATTCCAGCTGGTTGTAAATCTACAAGTGTTCTTTGTTGTGCCATCTTTTATACCTTAATATTTGATGCAATATAATGATGCTACGTTACGTGGTCGTACTTTATAACGATAATGTGTTTGTGTTGTATCCGCATTACCTGGATTTGAAGCAACACTTTGTGTATTGTATGTGGAAGGACCATCTATATTGTCATGACCCAATGTAACACCTTGATAAATTTTATCATCAACACCGGTAGCATCTTGTCGTGAACCTATTGTACGAGCAGGATCTACACCTCTAGAATTGTCCCACGCTCTGACAAATTCTCCACGTAATTCGGGAACATTGAATGTTGTACTTCCATCACCAACACCATATACTGTACCAATAGCTGCAAATAAATCCGAATAAGTTGTTCTGGATACAGCAGCACCATTACACTGCAACCAACCTGTTGGTGCAGTAGAATTGCCAAATAGCGAAATCATTCCAGCTGGTTGTACATCTACGAATGTGCGTTGTTGTGCCATCTTTTATACCTTAATATTTAATACAAACCATAAACGCTACATTACGTGGTCGTATTTTGTACATACTGTATGTTCTTCCTGTGTTATTATCTCCAGGAACACCACTCACACCTCGTACATTATATGCAGTACTATCTGTATTATCTAATCTAAGTGCAGCATCTTGTAATGCCTGTTCATCCATTCCAGTAGCATATTGAAAAGAACCAAATGTACGACCAGAATCTACACCTCTAGAGTTATCCCAACCTCTAATAAATTCACCACGCAATTCTGGAAGATTAAAAGTAGTTGAACCATCTCCTACACCAAAAGTGGTGCCGATATTTGCAAACAAATCTGAATATGTAGTACGTGATACAGCAGCACCATTACATTGTAACCAACCTGTTGGTACAGTAGAGTTACCAAACATTGAAACCATTCCAGCTGGCTGTACATCTACAACAGAACGTTGTTGTGCCATCTTCTAATCCTTTATTTTTGCTCTTTATAAAATTGAATTGCTTTTACTAGACCATCTATGTGGTCTTCCGTTTTTTCAATAAACAAGCCAGGTGGTTCGTTATCAATCGCCATAATAGTCACCAGCTGATTGATAGGTTGACCAACAAGCTCCTCATACATAAGACTGTACGCAGTTTCCTGCCAAAAATAATCTAGAATATCATCACGTTGTTTAATTCGTTTAGAAGTCTTAAAGTCAATGACTGAAAGTACGCCATCAAACTCAGCAATACAGTCAACACGACCAGCAAGTCCTAATTGCTCAGACCATAGTGCCTGTTCTTGATAATGTATATTGTCAATTCTATCAAGTAATGGTACCAATGCGATAAACATCTCTTTGGCATCCGGCATAATGTCACCTAACTTATCGTTATTTAGGTATCTTTCACATAATGTATGCACATTTGTACCACGGAAACTGGCCTGTTTAGAGATTTTGTTGGCTGCTTCTTCACCCACACGCTTACGCCAAGCCATAATGGATGCCTTCTTTTGAGCACCAATGACTGTGGTTACAGATGGGAGTTTGTTTCCTGCTGGTGTGACATAGTAACGTTTACCATCAGGAAATGTTTGTGAAGTTAGGTCTGGTAATACTTTAGGTGGACAGTAATTGAACATAATATACTCATGGTTAAAATTTTTATTGTTTTGGATATTTTTCTTTGATTGCTCTTATTGTTGCTGCCATTGATTCTGGAAAAACACCAGCATGAAACAAAGCATCAAGTTGGTCACCAATAGATGGATATTCAAATTGACGTAGTTGTTTGTAATCTAAAGTGCTTTTGAATAGTGCATCAGCTGCTGCTCTATTTTCTTCACGAATAATATCTGCTTGTTCATCTGTAACATAAACCATATCATCTTTGATTAAATGGTCTTGGCTTCCATCCAATTCAAAAGCCCATATTTGATTGTTTGAGTCTTTATAATGTTTCATTTTTTTCCTTTATCTAAATTCATATGCAAGTTGTAGAGATGGACTGCCTGTTCCAACGTTACAAGTATATGTAGAACCGTTTGGAACAATACAACAGATTGGACTATCTACACCATCTCTTGTTGCGCTACCTGATCCAGATGATCCTTGTATAATTGCGTCAACATAAAAATCCGCATAAGAATTGCTATTAGCATTTCCACGAACAGTAAATACAACCAATATTGGTCTACCAGTACTATTAGTGTATGTTGTATCCAAAGCTCTTGAAACAGATTGCCAAGTTTGGCCACCAGTTCCAAAATTAGATCCTGTTGATTTGAAATTACCACTATTAAAAATTATTCCAGTTGAATTTAATGTTATTGCCATTATCTTAACTCCGCCCATATTGCAATACTTGGATTACCATTACCTGCTACAGTAGTAAATTTATATGTAGAACCAGGTTTTACATAAAACTGTGCTTGATAACGATTGCTACCACCTGATGGATTTCCGTTACTACAACCAAGTCTACCTAAAGGAACACCATCTATATCTATTGTTGCCGCTGTCGCTAGACTGTTACTAATTGACACAGTTATAGCCACAACAATTGTTTTACTTGTACTATTTGTATAAAGTGTATTAACAGTTCTCGAAAATGACTGCCAAGTTTGTCCTGTACATATAGCAACATCAGTTTGATAAGAACCATTATTAAAAATAATAGTATTATTTCCGTTGTATAGTTGTATACTCATGCTTCAGCCCAATAATAGAGAACAGGACTTCCTTGTGTTACAAACAAACCATATGTAGAATCATTAGGAATAACTGCAAAAAAACCAGCATAATTTTGTTGTGATGTATTTGAAAAATCATACAATCGAGCAATCGTTACGCCATCAACCCTCACTTCTATGTTAGAAGTCGAAACATTATTACCAATAGTACCCCACCAAGTTATTGGTCGACCTGTACTATTGGTATATGTTGTTCCAACCACTCTACTTGGTGTTGTCCATGGTATATAACCAAGGTCTGCTGTAGATTGTGTCGTAGCATCATTGTATATAATTGTCGTGGTGTTTGCGGTTATTGCCATATTTTATGGTTCTCCTATGACCTATATTTATCCGTTAAATTCCTAACTTATCACAGGCCACAATAAACGATTTCACCAACGAACTACGCACGATATCATCAGGTGTAAAGGTAATCTCACTGAATTCATCCATGTGTCTTGCCACATTTAGAAATTCTTTCAGTCCAGATACATCATTCTTAGATTTAATCAGGTCATTTTGTTTCAGGTCACCAATGAAAATGATTTTAGACCTATGGCCAACACGGGAAATAACTGAACTCAATTCATGGAATGTCATTGACTGTGATTCATCTACAAGAATAATAGCATCATCAATAGAAATACCACGAATGGCAGTAGTAGAAATAAATCTGGCATAGCTTTGTTCCTTTAGTCTGTCCCATGCATCAGAACGACCAAAGAGAGTCTCCGAGATTTCCTTGTAAGGTGTCTCGTATATCTCCATTTTCTCATCCAACGAACCAGGAACGAAACCTTGGTCTCTTACCTGAACTGCTGAACGAACTACCACAATTTGTTTGAATGGGTTGGACCTATCTAGGACTTCCTCTAGTCCACGATACATTGCCAAGAATGTTTTACCTACACCTGGAGAACCAAATAGGCCAATGAAATAGTCTCCACGCTTGTATGCATCAAAAAACTTCTGCTGATTTTCTGTTAGTGCATCAAATGTTTTTAAGTGATCCAGTTTTATCTTTAATGAATTTGAAACTGATGGTTGCTTATATTCTTCGTTTTCGTTATTTTCAACTCTCTGACGAGCTGGTGTTTTTTTGGTTACCATCAAGACCCCTGTTAGATTTATAATTGCAACAAAGCTGCATATTTTTTATTGTTTTGTTGCTTCGGTTTATTCTTACGAATTTTTTTCAGGTTAGGTATCACGCTGGATTTTTTATCATGGTCACCTTTCTTAGGAAGAAACAGAGCTGGAATTTGTGGCATATTTTTAACTATTAAATACATTAAAGGAAATTGAAATTCTTTTGTGGTCAGTTTTGTTTACAGTGACAAAATGATTTAAGAATGATGGAAATAAAAGAATTAATCCATTTGCTGGAGTCCATTTAACATGTTCTGGATATAAAGAACATTCAACATTTGTATGCCTATACATATCAATAGTTGGCTTGAAAACTATATCACCATCGTTGCCATTTGTATCAAAATAATAACAACCAGAAATTGTTGATCCAGAGTGGTCATGTAATTCTTGAAAATGCCCTTTTCCATTAAAATTTACCCATGATTCTGAAATAGATAAATTGTTTATTTTTGTATAAATTTGAGAAAATTCTTCAATGTGTTTTTCAATATACTTTTTTAATAAAGGTGTTTTGTCACAAAAACTATATTCATTTGTGAATGTAGTTTCAAATTCACAAAATTGAAAAGGTGATGGTTTTGTTTCAATTGTTTTTATAGTATTTTCAATTTCCTGATGCATCAGTTCAAATGAATTTTCATCTTCATCAAATTCGGAATGATATATTGGTGTTGGCCACCACAATTCAATAGACATTTTTTTACCATTCCCTATTCATTTTGGTTTTATGACCACCTTTAATAGTGTTTCCTGGAATGGTTTCTTTCATACGATTGATGATATACTTTTCAAACGTAGAGTCGGCCTTACCAGTTCCTGGTGTGTCCATACGCATACCATCACCTAGACCTGGTATGCCATTAGGTGCAAAGTATCTTTGTAGGTTTGGATTTTTTTCTTTGAATTCATCATACTCAGCAAGGCGCATGATATGTTCTTCAACTTCATTCGTATCTAAATTGAGAAATGTATAAATCATGTAGGTTGAAACCAGTTTGGAACTGGACGTGAGTTAATTTTTCCTTGCCATGAAGCAAGGTGCTGTTTATTATTTATATAGTAATTGTGATATGATGCCATAGAATCACCTGCCACTTTTACTTCGTCAGGCATGGCTGGTGTAGGACCTGTGAATTCACCTTTAGGTATGTTGTCAGGAATTCTTGCAAGGTCAGGCACCAATCTAGCACAGGCATGGGTTTTGCCATAACGATATGTGAATTCTTCAAGCAGTTCACACCACAAAGTATACAACCACACATAGTTTTTATCTGATTGCCGAGACCAGATTGCAGACGGATGATTTTGCATAGTTGGTTTCATGAGGCGTGTTTCACGAGCATCAGGTAGTCGCCATGCTTTGATTGACCGATTGTTTGCTGTTAGTCTACGGTATTCTTCGCCGTCAAGTACACGGTGAGATGTACATAACAGCTGAGCATACTCAATAACCATTTTACACACATGTTTGTCAACGTGCATTTCAGCACAAATTTTAGGATCGTTATGTAGATAAAAAATGTTCATGTGTTTAAATACCGAATAAAACCCACAGTGTCAATGCAGGTAAGCAACATATAATTAGCAACCATGCCAAAACTTCTCCGAGTATAAGCAGCCCAGCTGTATATAGCGCAGCCGCTGATCCATACGGGATAGAGAATATGGAAAGGAACATTTGGTACAGAGATGGCAAAAATGATAGCACAACAAATAGAAGCAGCCCAAGCAAAAACTTCAAAGACAAAACGAATTTTGTTACTCTTCCAATCATTTTTTATCCATTCAAAAATACCATAAACAATATCATTCATCGTGTGACACCACATCCAATCTACCATCAATAATATAACCACAACCACGCAGGAACATGGCAAATTCATCTAGAACATTATCAATATGTTCTGCTTCAAATTCCATATTGATTTTTGTTCCTGGGTGTCTGTCAGTAAATGACAAGATTTGTATGTGTTGGGCTTTAAGTTCGAATTTCATTTTTATGCGCCGCCTTGACCAAATTTAGGAATTTCTAATTCACCATTCTTTTTAACTTTTACAGGCACAGTAGGTGTTTCTTCTTTAGTTGCTTTAGGGAAACGGCGAGCAATATCATCAGCAGATACTGGTTGCATAGCAAATTGTTTGAATTCATCATAACTATTTTTTACACGCATTACTGATTTAACATTCATGCCAGCAGTATGAATCATAGACAATTCACATCCACCATTGAGCAATGGTGCAATTTCAACAAGATGGTCCAAGTTAATGATAACTGGACAATTCTTTTCCATAGAATCAACTTCAACAAATAAACTCATAACTTTCCCCTTATTTTCTATCACAATCAGCCACACGAATTAAATAAACTGTTGTCTCTGCGTGTGGACGTACAAAGAAACATTCACCTTTAATAGACCATACAAGGTGGTTTTGAATGCCATCTTTAAAGTCTTTTAATGTATCTGGTGTTGGTGTGGGTTTGACATAAAATACCACTGTATAAACAATCAACAAAATGGCCAGTATGTAACCAATCAAGTTTGATATATTGTTTTTGAACCAATCAATCATATTTTTCCTAGTTTAGATAAGAGATTATACACACCAATGCCAAATAAGGCAACAGCTACCAACAGGATTGACAACTTGGTGGATTCCTCACCATAATACTCAACCTCCAACTTAATCATGTCTCTTTGAGCACACAACATCTGTGAGGATTCTGTTTCTCCACCCATCATACGGATGGTTTTCTCGGATTCATGCAGCCTGCGCTTGGCTGAAATGTAATGTATATATGAAATCATTAGGCACCTAAATCAAAATCCGGATGGCTGGTTTGTGTAAACTTTTTGAATTGTCGTGTACGGTCATCAACTTCATTCAGTTGTTCCTGCATCTCACTCATTGAATTAACTCTATCTCTGAGAACCCGCATTTCTTCTTCCAAATTTGTAATAATTCTCAATATATCTTCTGTTTTCATAATTAATCCCATAAGTTTTGATAGTATTTTCCAAATAGACGGAAACCATTTTGAATTCGTTCTTCAACTACTTTGATTCCATCATAGTCACACTTGTATGTATTATTCGGTCCTTCAACCCATTGATACATTGTGGCCTTACCATTGTCATCCCATGCAACAGCAACAGTTTTCATATCGTGGGTACCTGAACGATATGCATCCATCCAAGAATCATCTTGTTTAGATTCAAAGGCAAAAATTATTTCACCCATCACCCAATCCCAGCGCTTAAAATGATTAGCATCAGTGTCCCATACATTTACTTTTGATGGCGCACTGGTTGATTTCAATTCATCTGGTACATCTTCATCATCAACAAAACCTGCACCGTGTGTGGTTACTCTCAATTGTTTCAACATAGGCAAAACAATCATACCTAGTGTGGCGTCCATTGACCATGTATCCCATTTGTCAATCTTTACATAATCAATTTTGGGATGTACAAAGTCAAGGAACTTTCTAATGGCACCACAAATAGGTGTCAATCGGTTCACCCACTTTTCATACTTGTGATTAGGTTCATCTTCATGGTTGTAGAATACATCTTTGTCTTTCTCCCAAAAACAAACCTTTTCCAAGATTTCGTACGGAGAAATCCAATGACTGCGATAACTGTTAATATAAACTTTCATCAAATCACCTTTAGTTTTTCTTGAATTGTAAACAATTCTTTCATGTAAGGAGAAATATCACCTAACACACTTCTAGCCAAATCACCTGTCCGTTTTGGTAATACATTTACCTGAAAATCCATATCGTTGACCTCTTTGAAAAAATCAACCATCTGCAATACAGAATATCCAGAACCTGTGGCCAAGTTTTGTATTGTACCATCAGATGGCAATCTAATGGCAGATTTAATTGCTTGGCAAACTTCTGATACATGAATGTAATCACGCAATGCGGTACCATCATATGTATCATAGTCATCGCCATATACATTGAACACACCTGTTTCCATACCTGCTTTAATCAGATTGTACATCAGACCATCCATATTTGTTGGATCATAACCAGCAGAACCAATCACATTGTAGAATCTGAATATTGTACAATCTTTATTGTTCAATTCACAATACTGTCGTACCATATCCTCGGTTACCCGTTTAGATGTGGCATATGGACTGTTAGGATTCTCAGCAGCACCAGTAGAGGCAAAAATAAAATGTTTGTAGTCAACGTGCTCAAGCATTTTCAATGTACCTGTTACATTGGTCTCATAGTAACGCATTGGATTTTTTACAGAATCACCAACATTAACCAATCCAGCCAAATGCACCACAGCATCAAATTCACCCTCAACCATCTTATCTTCTAAGATATTATGTAGTATGAATTTGTCTGCTGACTGTGGTGCGAATACACGATCCAAACCTACAGTATAAAAATTAGGCAATACATCAAGCAGGTGTCTGCCGATGTAACCAGAACTACCCGTTACTAGGATCTTTTTCATCTTCATACTTAATTGTGTTAATCATTGACATTTTTTGTTCATTAGACCAAGATTTCAAATAATCATTATCTGAATCAAACAAATTCATGTAGTCTGTTGCAGATAATTCCCGTGTTGATACGATTACTTCATCAATGTGCTTCTGTGAGAACTCATGAAATTCATGGTTACCTGCTTCACACACCACTTCATCCATGGCATGGCCTTCTTCACGAGCCTCTACAACATAACGCAAACGAAACATTGACACTGTTTCAACCAAATACAATTTCTTTTCCATATCAAACCTCCAAAAATTTCAATTTAAATCTATCAGCACGATCCTCATAAGCATCATAGCCACGTGGGTTACAAACGATGCGAGTAGAACCAATCATGTAGTCAAAATCTTCATGTGTATGACCATGAGTCCACAATTTAATTTGTGGATGATCCATGATGAATTCATCCAATGCAGTACTGTAACCACCATTCATAATCACTTCATCCGCATAACGTGGATGTGTTGACAATTTACTTGGTGCATGATGACCAACAACAACGAATTTCTGGTCAAACTTGCCTTCAATCATCAATCTTATATATTCAAGCATTTCCTTGTGGTCAACAACAGCATCTTCTGGTGTGAATTGTGCTGGCTTAGTATGAGTACCCCAAGGGTCTTTTACCCAATCACCAGCTTCATTGGTATGTCCGCCTTGATAGATAACAGGTTGTTTGTTACTGTTTGTAACACAACGGAAATCATTCATCATGCTGGTCATATGCATCAATGTAATTGGATCTTCCTTGTTCATGTCAGTCCACAATGTACCACCGATGAACTTAACATCACCTACTTTGACCATTTCCTTATCTAGTATGTACAGATTATCCAAATAACCAAGATTATCACGTAGACGTTTAATAGTGTCCCTAAAATCACCGTGATAATGTTCGTGGTTTCCAACGATGTAGATAACATTAGAGAATCTGTCACAGCATTCTTGAAAGAACGTATGTACTCTGCTATTGCGGTCAAACCTGTCGAAAATACCATGTTCATCTCTATTCATCAAATCTTTAGCCACACAAATATCACCACCAAGAATCAGCACATCAGCACCTTCGGTATTTTCGAGGCTGATAGTACCAAATTCAAGGTGAATGTCTGAACAAACTGCAATCTTCATTTTTTTCTTTCTACGTAAATACCTTTGTATGGTTTACATACTGTTTGATTTTCAAACACCCTAACAGTTTGGCAATCCAGTCCAGTATTGTAACTTAACATATGGTCTGTAATTGTTTTATCTGTAACTACGTAAACACCACTACTTATTACTGTGCTGGCTGCTGTGCATCCACTAAGAAACAATAATAAGAGATAACGCATTTACTGAAGTGTTTGATTTGAAGTCTCCATTATACTAGATTGGGCTAAAGAAAGCAACCGTTCCGTGTCGGATTCGTTGTTAATCTGTTGTGAAATGGCAACAATCCTTGCTAGTACTATAGCAGTAATAACCTCAAAACCAATTTTGTGTTTAACGCAGGAATCTAACAACATGGAATCTATATTTTCTGTCAATTCCATTAATTCCGCATCGTGAATTGTATCTTCAATCATTAATCAATCCTATGTTTAATATCTTTTCGGTAAACCTAAGAAAGATGATGGTCTTGGGAAACCATTTGCATCTAACGCCCAATAGTCTCCTGGTGGAAGTTTGTAATCAGGTATTTTCACTTGTTCTGATGGAACATATGATGATACAACTGGATGTGATGGCAAAACACCTGTAGTACCTAAAACCATTGGCGGTACACCATCCATAGGCATCAATGATGATGACTTTTTGTCATCAACAATTGTATAACCAGGAATCACTTCACAGTTAACCATTGCAGGCAACATCAAAGTGCCGTGTGTTGTTTTTTGCGGAACATATTGAACCACAGGTTTCATGCGGTTTTCAATACAATCTTTTGAAGCCTGAATAACTTCATTACGTTGCATATATTCAACATCTTTGAAACCACTTACAACATTGGGATTGTTAGATGGTCCAACCACCCATGCAGGTTGTTGAATTTGTGGCACTTGCGTTGGTGCTTGTTGAATGATAATCTGTGGTTGTGGTGGTTGTGATACTGCTGCATCGGCCACTTTAGGCTTTGCAGGCACTTCAACTTCAACAATCTGTGGTTTGCTGGCACAACCAACAACCAAAATTAATGGTAAAAACCAAAACAATTTATTCATCATAATTCTCCTTCACACTCCATGCCATAAACAAAATAACAATAAAATCAAAAATCACACCAGAAAAATTGTCAGCATAAGCCTCAGCCAACAAATTACTGAACATAAAACCCATGGTGAACCATGCAATCTCAAAACCATACTCATTCAAAAAATTAACTATTTTTTCCAACATTACGAATCCTATCAATTAACAAATTAGCTTCGGCTGTGTCACTGATATCATCAAGCAACTCATGCTCTTGTGTCAGCAACTCAGCCTTTGCCATACGAATCAAACTCAAAGCATAATCAACGTCATCATTGTCTGCTTGGTCTAACCATTCTTCAAATGATTCATCGGTTGTATTGAGGATGAAATGGAGATTATCACGGTCCCAATCATTCATGCCATCTTACCCAACACAGTATAAATCAATTGATCCAATTCTTCTGAAAATGCTTTACCATTTCTCCGTTTTTGATAAATGAATTCTACAATTTCTTTGACACCGGTGTCAGTCGCATAACCACGATTTTCCAATTCATCAATCAAATCATCGGTTTCAAAATAAGTAAGGTCAACATCAACCTCAACTTCAGTATAAATTGTGCGAGATACCATATCAATCTTTCACGGTTGTGGTTCTATTAAACAAGAAGCCAGATAACACACTCAAACCCCAAGCCTGTAACCAAGTTATCTCATTGATACCTTGAACAGCAGGAACAAGACAATCATTCCATAATGCCATAACAGGCCAACTAAGCAAAAAGCTCAGAGCAACGGCAAATAAAATTGCGCCGATTGTAACGCCTAGGATTTTTTGTACGGTCATATCAAGCCTCAGCAGTTTCAGTTTCTTGAACTTCGGTTATTTCAGCAACAGCAGGTGATGCAGGTACAATTTTACCAACATAACGACCATCAGCATTAAACTCGGTGTAATTCATCAACTGATAGGCCTTGACTTTACGACCTTCTTTGATAACTTTCACAATACCACCATCTTTGCGGATATTGTAAATGTTGGTTGACAAGCGATACAACACCGCTTCTTGGTCTGTGCCTTTAAAGACTGAAGCAATTTCTTCAGGTGATGCAGGGTTGCCAGACAGGAGAACCTGTGTGATTTTTTCATGGCGATTAATCTTACCTTTACGAACTGTATTCATAATATATTTCCTTATTTCAATTAAAATGGGATTTCATCATCAATTTTTGTAGTCTCAGCAGGTGCAGGGTTTGCCTTAGCATCTACTTTAGAATACAAATCTAAGAAAGCCGTCTTGGTTTCAGCATCAAAACGGCTGACACACAATTCAATGGCTTTCATCCTATCACCAAACATTTTGAATGCCTTGGCAATATGGACAAGTCGGCGAGTAGAGATAATTTCATCTACGGCGCCTTGGTCAAAGGACTGACGAACAATGTCAGCCCATTGTACCAAATGGTCTACAAATTCTTTGTCATCAATCAATGGTGACAAAATTTTCTTTTCTGTTTTTGCATCAGGATATTCCTGTTCAACAGTAATCGGGAAACGTTCCAAGAAAGCATCATCAAGAATCTGTGATAGATAACGACCTTCTTCTGAACCACGGCCTTTGGTGTTTGCAGTAGCAACCACATTGAAGCCATTCTTTGGATAAACCATCTCACCGTTTTTCTTGTTGTAGTATGGTTTGCCTTCTAAGATACCTTGCAAACACATTAACTTATTTGAACCACGGTCTACCTCGTCAATCAACAGAATGGCACCTCGCTTCATTGCTGTAATAACTGGACCGTCACGATTAACAACGTTCCCATTAACAAGAGTAGGACCCCCGAGCAAATCCGATTCATCAGTTTCAATACTAATGTTAACTCTAATGCACTCCCGCCCGAGTTCCGAGCAAACTTGTTCCACCATGAGGGTTTTACCATTACCAGAAAGGCCTGTAATGAACACAGGATAAAACATATCAGAGTTAATGACATTACGCAAATCTTTAAAAAATCCAAATGGTACATAATCAGGGTATTTTACAGGGATTGATACATCAGAGTCATCAATCAATTTAGGTTGTTTAAATTCTAAAACTTGTGCAGCCAATGCTACTTCAAATTCAGGTTCTTTGATTTTAGGTTTTGTGCCGATATCAGGCAAATGATATTGCCCACGAGCACCACGATATTCCGCTTTGGTTACAAACCAATAGGGAAATGAAATGTTATTTTCTTCAACAACACGTTGAATATCGTCACGGTTAAGAATTGCTTTATCACCAAAGATTGCTTCTGCCGCTGTGACAAAGGCTTTTTGGTTTCTGTTAAGACTCATAATAAAAACTCCAGTTATTCGGTGGTACAATTATATCACAAATTTAGGCAAGTGGCAAGCGGTTGTGCAGGAAAACAACAGGTTTATTCGTTTATCCACTTGGAAGTCTGCTCAAAGGACTTTTCCTGAACGGTGGCCTCGTTCCAGACCTTCCTAGGACTGCTGCATAACATACATCCAGACCGTCCACAATCCATGGCGTGGTGTTTGGCAAACTTGTGTGCCTCTTTGACATCCATACCTTGTGACTTGGCAATCTTAACTTGCTTGGCCACGGCACATTCATCCTTTTGCATACGCTTGGTACGCTTGATTTTATCTTCTTCTGTACTCATGTTAATAGGTCCTGTATAATATCTATAGCGATTCTAACAACATCTGGATCCAGACGGAGCTTTGTTGCTATCTCTAGCAAACTCCAATCTCGATCCATCATTTCTCTAACTTGCAACAATATTGTATGTTTCATTCTAGATCCAGTAAAAGTAAAACACCTAAGACTACTAACCAAACAGACCCATCTAAATTGTGTTCATAACCCCAAAAGGCTAACGCAATACATCCGAGACCTGCTATTGCTTTACTTAGGTATCTCATAATCAGAACGCATCAAAGTTAAAATACTTTGGACGTTCTTTGGTCAAAATCATAGTCACGCCTTCTTTTTCAAAGATAAACTGACCAGTTTTGTTGTTGAATTTCACCAAATCTGTTGGTGTGAAATCTTCTTCACCCCAACCACCATCTTCATCATCAGAACCGAGAACAGCAGTTTCTTCACCTGTTTTCTTTTTAGGATCAAAACGCCAGCTGATACAGATTTCTCTTGCAGACAATGGTGTACCATTCCAAGTAGAAGGACTGATACGG